GTAAAGAGAAAGTAATAGAAAAACCCCAGTTTAAACTTGCAGAATCTTTCTGACCTGTCCTTATATCTTGGTGATAAAGAATAGTTCCATCATCGTCATACACTGGAGCGGAGTACCAATATTCATGTGGAAGCTGTTGCTGGAAGCTGTCGGTTAGAAAGGGAGAAGCCGTGAGCATTGGCCCCTGACAAACTATTCCATTGCCGTACTGATTTTGTATCATGTTACCTTGCAAGCTTTGGATGGCCATGTTAGTAACAGAGCCGCTTGAGTTTGCGACAGGAGCCGCCGTTTGAGACGTATTTGCTAAGACCTTTAAAGGATTAAGTGCGAATATTATTGAGAGAATGTAGACGTAGTTTCTGTGACGCTTTCGACTTGAGTGTTTCGAGTTATGTTGGTTACGTTCGCAAGCCCCGGCCCTTGGTAACTGGTTTGAAGCTGAAATGGTGCGCCAGTTTCGTGAATAGTTACGTTTGGCATCGTTGATAAATCTGCTCCAGTCCATGAATAAGTTGTCCCATTTACTGTTTGATTAATAGTTGTAGGATTAGGTAACATTGTTGATCCATCAATATCTAGATTAGTCCCGTTAATTGTTAGCGAATGGCCTGAATTATAATCTGTGGATACTATCGTTTCTGTAATGTTCTGAGTAGTTCGTGTAACGGCCGACATTGATCCACTAGAAAAGTTAGGGACGACTGGTACTGCTATGACTGGCTTTTGCCACCCATTTAATAACAACAACACCAGCAGATACCGCTTCATTTAGTCAACAACTGACTCAACTACTGTCTGAGCTGTGCAACTAGAACCAGCTCCCATTGTGCCAGCACAAGTATGAACCCCGCTAGAAAGTGACGTTATAGTTGCGCCAGAAACTCCACCCGAACCTGTAACAGTTACACCAAGAGACGGAAGTGCAGGAACAACGCCACCTGTAACAGTGGTCGCAGACTGAACAGCATCTCCAACAGTCAGCGATTCCGTCATCGAATAAGCAGATCCGGCTGTCGTAATTGCGAAATCCGTGTCCACAATTGCGGGGACTCCTGACGTGACACTATCAGCCGTCAAGCCTCCGATAGCTCCAGAAGTTGTAGTCCCTGAAACAGTAGTACTCGGAGTTACGTTATTGCCTGTAACACTGTACGTAGTCCCAATTCTCGAAACCGAAGAATAAGCCTGATCTAACTGGACTTTTGCCGAAGTCGTTATGGAGTGACGCATATCGGCCTGTACTGGTGAAGCTAATAAAAGCAAGATTAAAAACTTTTTCATGGTTTTAATTTTCCAGTTACAGGGTCTATGTCTCTGCCAGTAATGGGGTCAGTCTTCACGACTTCCGCCCCGTTAATGGTCAAGGGTGTCTGTACTCTAATGATTTGTTCAGTCTGTGCTGTATTGCTTTTAGCAATCATGGCTTCCATGTCTTCTTTGCTTACGCCGTTTCCATTCTTCTTGTCTTTAGTTGTAGCCAAACCAAAAGTCGAAAGTGCGCCAGTGAAAACAGATGCGATAAAAGTCGGATCAAAATTCTGTTTCTGAAATCCGGGCAGATCAACGTACGCAAGAGTCAATATAAATCCGCTCCAGACGACAATTCCCAAACGGACAGCAACTCCAACCAGTGCAACTTGCTCGTCTTTATCGGGTGTGATTTCCTGAAGCTTGCCAAGAACACCTTTCCCTTTTTTGTCGAGTGGTTTGGTTTCTTCTGTTTTTTCTGGCATAGTTAAGGTTTAATCTCCCTAAGATTAGATGAATGAAATCATAGCCGCAACTATTGGTGCAGCCGTTTCAATTTTGCTTGTAGCAATTAATAATATAACGGCCAGAAGGGATCGAGATATTCGTGAAATATTTAACCGATTAAATCGACTAGAACAAGATGTTGCTGCCAACATGCCCAGAAAAGACTGGCGGAACAGATAAAGATTGCTATTGTTAATTCGAGAGTCTTGGCGGAACTCTCCCGAGGTCAGATAATTTGATTAAGAGGCAGAGGGAACTAATAGTCTTCAGACCCCATGCTGGAGGCTATTTTTTATGCTTTGCTTTATTCATTTCAGCTTCTTCTCTTTCGTTTTTCAATTGGTAATAACTAGCGAAATAAACGAGTTCTCTTTCTGTTAATTCCCTTCTTAATCTGCTAACCGTCATGCCTAGCTCGGAGGCCAGAAAAAACTCAAAGTTGAGCCAATTGTCCTCCTCTAGTCTTTTTTTGCCATTTCTATTTCAAGTTGATCTATAGGATTGCCGTCTTGATCTACGCCAAACAAAGCGAGTTCCATTTGGTTTAGAACTTTTTCAGGCAATCGTCTTAAAGCGGCAACATCTCCTATCGAAAAGCATTTCGTTCCATCTTCGTTTTCTGCTTTTTTAATCAGCATTAAAGTTGTCATCTTTATTGCGTCACCAGCACCGCCTTGCCCATTGACTTCGAGACGATCAGCTCTTGTTATAGGTCTGAAATAAAAATCAAATGTTTTCTTGCCGTTTATATCCAGCTCGAATTTAGTCCTTTGATTAGCGTCAAAAGATTCCTTGAGAAGATCAATTGCTCTTTTCGGTGCAGCAGCCATTAAGCCTAGATAATCATAATAAGATTATTCTAGACTTAATTATTGAAATTAGCTAGTAACAGAATTGGTGATAGCACCAGAAGCTTGGAAGTTGATTGAACAAGTTTCCACTTCGTTTGTTGTTGCGCCAAAGTCAACACTTGTCACGATGCCACTGAAAGTGATTTTTCTTGTGCCATCTAGATAAAGCTCAAACGCTGCATCCGCAGGATCGGAAGCAGTCAAGGCTTCAACGATAATTTCACCAGCTCCCGCAGCCGCTCCGGGTGCTTCGTAAAGCATTTCAAGAGAACCACTTCCAGAAGTTAAGCCGCCAATAAAGGTTTTAGCTGTGTCTCCGAGCTTAGTTGTCTCGTAAGTTTCTTTTTCTTCGGTAAAGCTCCAGTTTTGAACTCCAGCAACAGCGAGAGCAGTAGCCGCACTGTTTTTGAATTTCACTGAGCCTTCCTGTCCTCTAATTGCCATGAGTTAAAAATGAAGGTTTGTTTAATTTTAACTGCTAGATGCAGTTTTGTTTTCAGGAGTGGCTTTTTTTGTCTTTAAACTTTCTTGCTTCAGCTTAAAGTGCTGTTCGCAACGTCCATCCCAGTAGTTGACATTTCGAACACCTTTTACGGCTTCGATTGAGTCCAGCATTTCTTCAGTAAATTCCATTAGAGATCTTCGTACACGTCAAAGGATACTCGAATTTGCGTTTGGAAATAACCTTCTGGTCTAGAAACATCTAGAACTTGAGGGCCAATAGGAGGATCGAACCTGACACCTGAAAGAATAATTCTATTGTATAAATCTCTAATTCTTTTTGCTATTCCGAGATTTTCACCAGCCCCTTTTGCTTTCGCTGTAAAAATATTAACAGTGACAATACCAGCTAAAGAATTAGTCGAACCAGTTGCCCCGCCTAGCGTTTCGTAACTACTAGAACCGAAACTAATAAGACATTGACACCATGTCGTATTTGATTCAGGAACATAAGCGAGGTTGTTGAAAATGACAGGGATACCACTTCGACTAGCTCTTCCAGACTTTAATTCCGTCTGAAGTCGTTCCTCGATAGAAGATCTAATTGTATTGAGGTCAACAGCAGCCATTAGAGATCCTTTTTAAGAATAGATTTCCAGAATTGTTTTGAAATGTTTCCAAGTTCCTTGTTGATCATCTCGAACCAATTGGAATCCACTTTGTCCGAGTGACCTTGGTAACACAGAGGCTCTGCGTAAGGAAGATTGTTGTGAATGTAATAAGTATGAGTGTGGTTTATTTTTCCGGGGTTGACACCTCGAGGAGGACGCACAACAGTGCCGACACCTTCAGGGCCGTATTTCCCTTCTCCAGCCGGAGATCCTTCTGCTTTATCTTCACCGATTTGCCAACTAACAGCGAACCGTCCGGTATCAACAGGGCTTCCTTCTTTTACTAATTTGTCACCTTCTAAAACAACAGCACGGATTAAGCGATCCACTTTTTTTTCGCAATACCAGCCGATTTCGTCTAGAGGAACTTGATCCGTCATGCTCTTAAATAAAGCTCATAGCTAATTTTAGTGCCAGCTTGTTCGATTATTTTTACTCGAACAATCTGATAAGTGACATCACCCGCAACGATTCGGTCAGTAATAGAAGGATTAAACTCAATAGACTGCGCCGCTATCGTACATTTTCGATCATCAGCTTCGACCATTCCAGAAACTTCTCGAAGATTAATATCCTCGAAGACTCCTTTTAAAGTCGTGTCGCTAGAGCTTTCTCTAACAGCTCCACTCGTTAAATTGTAAGACCCTTTAATGATTCTCTTGTAAACAATAGACGTGCCGATCCCGGGGATCTCAGCGACCTTTGCTAATACTTTTTTTATCGCTGCATCAAAGGCCATTAGACACGGTAAGCAACAACAGTTCCACTCGCTAAAGTGATGCTGGTAAAGATTCCTTCGACTTCACAAGAAGCTTTGATAGGAATAGCTGAAATAGTAGAAGATCCGTTTTCGGTTACGTTTGGACTTACAAGAGTCATTACCGCATCTTCTAATGCTTGAATCTTGCCGAAACGCCCTGTGTGGGCGCTTGTGTTTGTAATAATGAGTGCTGCTGGAAAGCTCATTGGTTCAACTCCGTTTGATTGCTACGTTACCCGGCCCACTTATTCTAAGACCTGTCATCATTCTTTCATACATTGGTGGAACACGATCAGCCCCAACTTGTCCCTGTGTTGTCGGTTCAACCGCTACGCCTCCAACTCCGACACGCCTATAATCTTCCAATCCTGAAAGACCTAATCCCGCTTTGTTGTTATTTAGATAAGCCGCCAACATGGCTTGAGCTTTTGTTATCTGATCCGGAACTTCCGTCTCAGTAAAATAATCAGTCGTGACTCTGAAAGGAAACCCGACAGAATAAGTATTGATATAGGTGTCAGGCTTGCGAACTCCGGTGCGAGGCCATTGCAATGACTGAGTATCTAGAGCTTTCGCTCCGATGAATCTCTCTCTGTCAATTCTTACCGCAGCAGTATAGAGCGCACGGTTCTTTTGATCCTCAGTAGCAGAAGCCCATGCCGCTACGTCCTCGTCTTCGACAAGACCTTCGATAATATTATCTGCTGCTGTCAGTGATAGATAAGAGTTTGCGTTAGCTGCTCCGATCGTTGCCACTATTGTTATCGCCATCAGGAGAAACTTTAGTTTTAGTTTTACGCTTTCGTTTCGGTTTAGAAACAGGAATAGAGGCCACCTTTGCGGCAGCCTCCCGTTCCTTTGCTCGCCTAAATGCGAACATCCCCATTAGCTAGAAGCACCCTTTAAGAGTACAAAGTTAATGACAATTGCTTGGCTTAAAGAACCGCCGGAAACATTTCCAACAGAAACATCAAAAGAACCAGCAGCTACGGCAGCAACATTGACGGTATAAGCACCAGCAGTTCCACCAGAGCCATGAACGGCATAAGGAACATCTGTTGCAGCAACACGATCATTGGTTACTGTGAACTTTGCTTCCGCACCGTCTCCGAGTGCAGCATTGTTCAATGTAATTTGGCCAGACTCAGTATTGAGTGTGACTCCAGTTGTTTTGTTAGTCGCCTGAGTAACAGTTCCGCCAGTAGTAGGTCCAACGGCCTTACCAGCAGTTACTTCAAATTGAGAAGGCATGATTTAGTTACCTCTAATCCTGAG